GCGGCGCGGTTGCTACCCATGACGGCGGCGTAGCTGGTGCCGGTTTCTGCGCAGACCTGGCGGGCGATCTCGCGGACGGTCGCGCGGTTGCCGATGTTGGCAATGGCCGCGCGGTCGGCATCGGTCAGGAAGCTGTGGGATTGGTCGGTCATTCCGCAGCCTCCGGGGGCTGGCGGAAGCGTTGGTAGCTGGCGGCGGCAGTTTCAGCGCGCTCCTTGTCGGCTGCTTCCTGTTCCTCAACCTTGGCCTTCATGCCTGCGAGGATGTCAGCAACCGAAGCGACGGCGCGACGACGGGCCTCGCGTTCCTCATCAGCCGTGCGGTGATAGGTGGACTGATCCGGCAAGGCTCTGGCGCGCAGTTCGCGTTCCCTGATCCGGCTGGCCGCGCGATCCAGTTCCGCGCGGACGGCGCGGCGGTGTGCTACCAGTTCGTCGCAAACATCTGCCAGTTCAGCCCACGACGGGAAGAAGCGCCAGCGATGCTGCAAGAGAGCCTCGCGCACCACGTCAGCCGGATAGGCCACGAGCCGCGACAAGTAGGCGTTCATGCGCAGATCGTCATCAGCCGTCGAGGAAGCGCGGCGCGGGGCAATCTGATCCAGTTCCGCAAGCCATAGTTCCACCTGATCGTCGGACGGCGCGGCGAAGGCACCCTCCATGCGGGCCTGCATAGCTTCGATGGCTTCGGGGGTGCCGTTCACGACAGCCAGCGTCTTGCCGTTCGGCTCATAGCCGAGAAAGGCGCCGTGCTTGTCATACTTCGCTTCCATATCCCTGCTGACGCGCAGCTCTACGCCGCATTGCTGCGCCAGCGAGGCCAGTGAATTGTTGACCGCCTTGGGGCTGCTGGCCGCGAGACGAATTGACGGGACGTGCTGCTGCATTTGGTCCTCCTACGCTTTCCGGGAAAACCCCGGTCCAGCCCTGAGCAATGGATTGCTCGACCACGGCGTCAGGGTTCGGATGGTTGATGAGTTTCTTGGCGATGAGTTGAGCCGCATGGGCCGAGAGTTTGGCCCGCTTGATGCGGCGGTGTTCGATGTAGGCGTCAGCGACTTCGGGGCTGAGAACAGTCAGGAGTTCCGCACGCGCGCTAACCTCCTTTGACGGTTCAATGGTGTTTCTTGATGGTTTGGGTGCATCTCGTGCGGGGGTTTTGGAACGAGGTGCGGGGGTATCGGCGCATTTGGTGCGGGGGTGCATCTCGTGCGGGGGTGCATCTGATGCGGGGGTTGCACTGACGAAATACAGGTTCGCCAGCCCCTGCCCCGCGTTCGGAACGATGGTGACGTGACCCTTCGCGACGAGTGCTTTCAGGTTGTTCTGAACAGCCCGCTCGCCCAATCCTGTCCGCTGGCACAGGCGCGATATGGAGGGGTAGCAGCGCCCGGCATCATCGGCGTGGTCGGCCAGGGCAAGCATGATAAGCCGCTCGGTCGGGCCAAGGGTCTCGCTTTCAAAGACCGCAGACATGATCTTGATGCTCATGCTGAAACCTCATGGATATGCACGATGATGCCGCCATCCTTGCAGACTTGGCCGCGCTCTAAGGTGATGCTGCGCCACTTGCTGTCATCGACGCCGATGGCCTCTGCGATGGCGTCAATGCCCTGCTTGATGCGGGCCAGGGCGTTGTCCAAATCGAAGGCGCGGCGGGAAGGCGGGCAGAAGATGATGGTGGCCTCGACGGACTGCGCGTCGATGGCGCGGACGCCAGCGGCCTTGCAGATGGCCCAGCAGTCGGCCTTGTAACGCTTCGCTGCCTCGGTCTTGCCGCGCCAGTTGCCCTGCCGGGTGGCATTGGGCGACATGGCAACAGGGGGCCAGGGAAGGATGATCTGGGTGACGATCATGTGTCACCCGAACAGGTCTTGCTGGCGAACAGGTTGTGTATCGCCAGATACCGCTTCCGAACCTCGTTGCTGCGGAAGGTCATGCGCTTGCAGCGGCTGGCGATGATAGCGGTCCTGCCATCGCTGCTCGGCCCAGTCTCGATGTTCCCGGCAGGCGCGCAGGGGCTTGGTTCGCTCATGGCCGGGAGGGGCGACGAAGCCGAAAGAGCCGATGCCGTTGCAGTCAGGATGGTGGCAGCGCATGTCATGCCGCAGCCCCGAACAAATCGCCGCAGATGCGCTCGGCTTCTTTCAGGTTCTCCCCGGTTGCGTCGTAGTATTCTGGCTTGAGTTCAAAACCGAGATAACGACGCCCCATCTTGACCGCTTGATAGCCGGTGCTGCCGATGCCGTTGAACGGGTCCATGACCACATCGCCGGGCTTGCTGTAGAGGCGCAGGCAGTTCTCGATCACGTCCAGCTGCAATGGGCAGACATGGCGCTCGTCGCCTGCGGCCTTCATGCGGTTCAGGACGTTGCCCTGCTGGATGTTCATCCAGACGGGCGAGGCGAGGCGCTGCCATTCGTAAACGTCGAACTCGACGTGCTTGAGCATTTCCGCCAGGACGGCATCCGATGGCGTGGCGGATGCCAGGCCGTGCCGGTGCATCTCTGCCAGCCACTTGCGGGCAATCGGCAGCGCGGCGGCGGTGTCGCCCGGTGCGGCGTGTTCGATCCGATCCGGGTTGTCGCCCGGCGCGCGGAAGAACAACATATAGTCGGGCATCCCGACGCGGTTCATGCTGCTGTCCTTGCGGATCTGCTTGTAGAGAAGGCCCAAAGCTTTCGTGCGCTGCATCTCGACAACCGGGTCTTTCCATATCGTCGTGCGGCCGTGGTAGATCAGCCCGGCATCGGTATGGGCCTTGATCAGATCGCCAGAGAAGTCTTGCAGGCCGATATAGCCGTGCTTGCCCTTGCGGGTCGGCAGGTCGGTGCAATGGACGCAGACGATGCGGCCCGGCTTCATCACGCGGGTCAGGGCCTCGGCGAAGAACTGGTATTGCTTGACGAAGGCATGACCTTCGCCCGCATTGCCAAGGTCGCGTTCGCTGTCCGAATAGACGAACAGGTCGCCGAAGGGGGGCGAGAAGATGGCGCAGTCAATGCTCTGGCCGGGCATGACATACATGCCTTCGATACAGTCCACATTGTGAACTGCCCACCCGGCGCCTTGATACTTCGGCTGTTTCATGCGTTGCCCCTGATCCAATGAGGGAAGGCTAGATCAAGCGGGCGGTCATAGACCACGCGGCGAGAGCCTTCGGTTTGTGCCTGCTTCATGGCTGCGGCCATGCGGCGCTTCATTTCGTCGTGCTTGGCCGACTTCTCGGTGATCACCCGCCAGATCGCGGCTTCGGTGTCTGCGATCACCACGTCATTGCGGACGACCTCGGACTGGCCGAAACGATGCGACCGGCGCACGGCCTGGTAGTGCTGCTCGTAGGAGAAGCTGATGCTGGCAAAGACCGCATGGGCGCAGTGCTGGAAGTTCAATCCGAACCCCGCCAACTTCGGCTTTGTGACCAGCGCCCGCGTCTCGCCTTTCACGAACGACAGCAGGCGGCGTTCCTTTTCGTCGGCATCCAACGACCCGTGGACCTCAACCGCGCCCGGCACCATCTTCGCCAGCAGGTCGCTTTCGTCGTTCGTCTCGCACCAGACCGTGACGGGCTTGTCATGGGTCGCCAGTTCGGCAGCCCGTTCGCAGCGTTCCCGCAAGGTCAGGCGCTTCTCGTTGTGGAAGCTGGTGGCGGACAGTTCAGGGATGCGGAACAGCATGCCCTGCGCCACGTTCTCCTGGCGGTCTGCCGCGACCTCATGAATGCGCCGGTCTATCTCGGGCAGGATGTATCCCGTGTCATCGCCGCCCAGGTCAGACGGCAGCGTGGCGCAGCGCGCCCAAGATGCCACCCACTGCCAGAAGGCTTCAACAGCATGGCCCTTGAGGCGCCATTCCTGCGATGCCGTGGCGGTGTCGTTGATGAACCACTTGGACAGCATTTCCTGTTGGCGCATGACGCCCAGGAACTCGGCATGATTGCCCAGTTCGGTGTGATCGTTAGGCGAAGGCGTGGCGGTAGCGGCCAGCTTGTAGGGGGTGGCTTCAAACGCATCTTGAAGGACCGCGCGCGTCTTGCCCGCGAACGATTTCAGGATGCTGCTTTCGTCCAGAACGACCGCGCCGAAGGCTTCCGGGTCCAGCTTGGCAAGGCGCTCGTAGTTTGCTACCATCACGCCATCGCCGACTTCCGACTGTTCTCTGATCTGGCGAGCATCGATGTTGAACTTATGCCCCTCGCGGACCATCTGACCGGCTACTGCGAGGGGTGTAAGGATCAAGGACGGCTTGGCGGTTTCTTCGGCGCACTGCCGGGCAAATTCCAGTTCAATGAACGACTTGCCCAAGCCGGTATCAAGGAAGGCCGCAGCCTTTCCCTTCGCCAGCGCAAATTCCAGAACCGATGCCTGATGCTTCTTGGCATGGCTGTTTATGGGCTGGTGATCAAAGCCAGCTTTCGTGCTTGCGATAGCACGAGACGCGATGAACGCGCGGTATTCCGCAAGACGCGGATGCGCTGTCATGACTTCCTCCGAATGATGAAAAGGGCAGCAATGGCCGCGATCAGCAGGCCAGCGGATGCCGGGACGGGAACGGGCGCAGGCTCAGGCAGCGGCGCGGGATAGGTCGGCGTCTCGACACAGCACGGGAACCACGGATCGGGTTCGCCGGGGATCAGCGGTGCAGCGGGGAACCAGGGGGTGCCATGGACCGGAGTGCCAGGCACCACGCCAGCCAGCGATGCAGCGGACGGGGTGGCAGGCTGCGGGGCGGGGATCCAGGTGCCCCAGGCATAGCCGGAGGCGGGGATGAACGCCTCAAGCGCGTCATACTTTGCGAGGAAGGGCAGATCGGCGTCAGGCGCAGGGACCAGACGGGCCGGGTCCACGCCATCGGCGCGGTGCGGGGGCGTCCAGACGGCGGGACGGAAGCCAAGCCCGGCAAACCAGACGATGCCTGCATCTATGTAAGGCGATGCGACCACGCTCATTTTACGGTGTCCTTGACCCACGCGGACATGGGAACGCGCCCGCCTGTTGCGGATGCTATCTTGCTTGCCTCAAGGATGCTAGGCTCTGCGCCAGCCTTGAGTTTCGACAGGCGCGATTGGGAAATTCCGACCTTCGCGGCAAAGTCCTTCTCTTTTCTGCGCCAACGGGGTTTTTCCAGATATGCGATCAGCTTTTCCATGAACTGATAATGGCGCAGAATTATTTTTTCCGCAAGGGCATTTTTTATGTTGCCAAACATTTTCTATCGGCGCAATATCGCCCTATACCCCACGACCACGCACCGCCCGGCAGACCGCCAACAGGTGCAGCCGCTCTGGGGTCGAGCAACAAAGGAGGACCACACCATGAAATTCCCGATCATCGCCGCAGCCGCCCTTTCGCTTGCAGCTTGCGCGCAGAACCCCGCCAGCATCGCGCCCGTGTCCATGGGCAACGCGTATGCATCCCACGACTGCCGCGCCGCATCTGCGGATCTGGCGTCGGAACGCCAGACCCTCGCCGATCTTGAAAGCAAGCAGAAGGGCGCTGTTGCCGGTGACGCCATCGGCGTTTTCCTCGTAGGTATCCCGGTATCGTCCCTGACTGGCGGTGATGTTGCCGGTCACATCGCGACCAGCAAGGGCAAGATCATCGGCTTGGAAGCGCGGGTTGCCGCATGCGGGGGTGTCAAATGACCATCCACTTCCTCACTCGCCCTCTCCCCCGCCCGGCCCTTGCGCCGATCCTGTTCCCCGCTGGCATGGACACGCTTCTGTCCGACCGCAAGGAAACGCTGCGCCTCGCCACCTACTGCGTGGCACAGACGGAGCATCCCTATCGCATGGCTGCCCGGATCGTGTCGTGGGCTGAACGCATGTCCGCCCGGATCGCGCAGGTGGCGAAATGATCGACGTAGATGCCAACCTCGCTGAGTGCATCGTCAAGAAGACCGGCCTCACCGACGCTATCATTACAAACATCTGCAATGGTGCTGTGACGCTGGTGCCTCATACCGAAGTGGAATACGCATTTGCCGGAGTCATCGCCTTCATTCTCACCGGGCTGCTTGTGATGATGGTGAAGATTTGGTGGCTGGAATGAGCGCCCCCGGCTTTCACGGCGTCCCAAACGAGATCGTCGCGTCCTGGCTGATCGAAAGCATCTACGCAGCCGACCGCCTGTCCCGCGATCTCTGTTCCCCCGCAATCACCCTGCCCTGTGCAGCTTATCACGAAATCCCGCCTGCCCATGTGGTGGACGCGGCCAGCAAGAGGGGGCTGGAATGAGCTACGCATCCACGACGACGCTCAACGCCATCCGTGCGGCTAACCCCTGCACCGATGGCTGGACCAAGTTGCTGTCCACTCTCGGCAAGACCCGCGCCGATGACGAGCCGCTGGACCTGCTGACCGTCTTGGACAGCAATGGCCTGGACGACGCACTTTGGGTGCTGTCCTACGCCATGCCGGATGATCGCTTGGCCCGGCATTTTCAGGCATGGTGCGCGGAACAGGTCGTGCATCATTTTGAGGCCGAGCGACCTGATGACCATCGCGTCCGCAACCAGATCGCCATGCTACGGAGCGATGAAGCTTCCGATGAGGAAAGGGCTGCCGCGAGGGCTGCCGCGATGGATGCCGCGAGGGATGCCGCGTGGGCTGCCGCGTGGGCTGCCGCGAGGGCTGCCGCGAGGGATGCCGGGTGGGATGCCGCGAGGGATGCCGCGTGGGCTGCCGCGAGGGATGCCGCGTGGGATGCCGCGTGGGATGCCCAAGAACGTCAGCTTCGGCTGATGCTGGCGCCCGTGCAGATGGAGGCCGCAGAATGACCCGCCCGACCCCCGAAGAACTGCACGACTGGCACACCGACCGCCACGGCTTAGACCGTCAGCGCCGCATCGCCATCGCGATGATAGATCTGTGGGTCGGCGTCCTGATCGCCCTGCTTGCTCTGGCTTCGGTCTGGTCCGCTACGGATCGCGCCTATGCCCGTCCTGCCGCTTGTGCGGGGCTGAGTGCTGCGGAATGCGGCGCGGCTGTTGCGGAGGGCCGGTGACATGACCTCCGCAGTTGTCGCCACCTATGCCGACGAAGCCTACGACCCGCTGCGCAACTACCTCAAGGCCATGCAGCACGACGACGACCTGATGGACGGCGCCGAGGTTCAGTGGGCCAAGCAGCTGCTCATGGCGATGGAACGGCAGATCGACGCCACGGCCTCGCTGCTGGACCCGGCGCAATTGGCCGCGATCCGCACCCGCCCGGTCCGGCTGATCCGGGAGGAGGACGCATGATCCGCCTCATCACCGATTGGCTGTCCTACCGCACTCTGCGCCGCCAATGGTCCTATGAGCGCGATACAGGCCAATGGACCCGCAACGTGTGGGTGATCGAACAGGGCACCCACGGCTATCGCGTCCGTCGGCGCTGCGGCCCATGGCTGGTCCGTCGCACCCTGTATGAGGCGATGCAAGCAGCCGCCGAGTGGGACCGCGCCGTCACCAGCACCATTACGCACTCCGCCCGTCACATGATCCCCGAGGAGGACTGACCATGCGCGCTATCGTTTTCGTCCACCGTGACACCGGCCAGCGGCATATTTGTGCCTGTATCCAGCAGATCGCGCTGTTCATGGACAGGGCCGACCGTGACGACTGGATCTGCTGCCAGCATCGCAAGCGGTGGCGGCAATGAAGGACGCCGCCCCCGCGACGGATGAAGCAGCCGTCATGGCGGAAATCTTCGCGGAGATTGAGCGACTGCACGACTACTGGCGCAACTACAACCCGCCCGCCTCGCGCTGGCGCATACCCGAAGGCGCAACCGCAGCCGACACGATCTGCCACACCTGCCGAGGCTTCGGCCACCTGACGGACGTGCACGAATACGGCGACCCCACCCATCCCCCATGCCACCGCTGCGGCGGGACCGGCATCAAGCCATAGCCATCCGCGCGCCCTCCTCCCGCGCGGTCTGCTGGCCCGGGCTCCCCTCCTCATCAGCCCGGGCCAGCGTCAACCCAACACAACACCGAAAGGATCCGATGACATGAGCAACGACCTGGAAAACCACTCGGACGAACACCTGGATCGTGAGTTCGATCGGCTCGTCAAACTGCGCGATGAAGCACAGGAAAGCATTGCCGCGATCCGCGTTGAGAAAAGCCGCCGTCTTGATGCTGAACTGGCACGGCTGCGCGCGCTTGAGGCGGCTCGGAAGGGCGGGGCCTAATGCGCGGCACCCCCACCATGTCCACCTGGGACAACCTCCGCCTGATGCTGACCGAGGCATCCCGCTACGCCCCCGGCGATCCTGACCGGGAATGGCGCATCGCCGCCGCGTGGAAGCTGCTCCAACTGGCTGACGGCATCCCCGCATGTGATTGGACACCCCCGCCCGCAGGGTTCGGGCCGGGCTATCAGAAGGAGGCCGCGTGATGGACTGGCAGAAAGCATCGAGCGAACTGGCGAAGAAGCTGGAACCGGCACACGTCAAACCCGCGAAGCAATTCGGGCCGAAGGGCGACTATCTTGAGGGTTGGCATGTCATGGCCGAAGCCAATCGCATCTTCGGCTTCGACGGCTGGTCCTACACGCTGGTGGACTGCAAAGTTGTAATGGAACGCGCCCGCAAGATCGGCAAGGCGCCGAACGAAAAAGACGGCTGGGGTGTGACCTATGTCGCTACCGTCCGAGTGACAGTGGACGGCGTAACACGCGAGGATGTGGGCGCCGGTCATGGCTATGACGTGGATCTCGGTTTGGCCCACGAAAGCGCGATCAAGGAGGCTGTAACCGACAGCCTGAAAAGGGGCCTGCGCAGTTTCGGCAATCCGTTCGGCTTGGCTCTGTATGACAAGAGCCGAGAGAATGTTGGCGTCAACGTTGACGACAGCGCCGTGCAGGAAGCCGTGGACTGCTTCGCCAAGGCTGACACGCTCGATGCGGCGAATGCCATCTGGCGCGACCTTCCGGCTGATCTGAAAGCCGATGCGCGCGTCATCGACGCCGCCAAGGCAGCGAAGGCCCGCAACAAGCCGCAGGTGGCAGCATGACCGCCCCGGCACTCACCGACGACCGCATCCGTGCTGTCGTCCTTGAACAGTTAGAGCGCGACCCCACGGCCCCTCGGACGCTGTTCATCGACTTCTGCGCACATGCCCTGACGGATGCGCGGGCTACCAGGCAGCAGCTTGAGGATGCGGCGGAAGCTGTGGCCGACTGGTTGGCCCGTGAGCATGTCGAGAGGGGGCGGTGATGGCGACCCTTATCCTTCGCGACCCTTCCCATATCGACGCCCTTGCCAAGCGGCTGTCTGAACGCAAGTTGCCTCTCACTGTCTCATGGGCACAAGGGGCCAGCCTGTCAGGACGCCAACAGAGGCTGTCCTTCCGCTGGTATCAGGACATCAGCCGCCAGCTTGGCGACATGGACGTGGAAACCGTCCGCGCCGACTGCAAGGTCACGCATGGGGTGCCGATCCTGTCCGGTGACAGCGACGGTTTCCGGGACAGCTGGCAGCGCAGCATCGGACGGTTCGACTACGAGGGGCAGCGCGAGATCGTCAAGCGCCTGCAAGTGCCGGTCACGTCCCTGATGAGCGTCAAGCAGATGACGGCCTACCTGGACGCGGTTCATCAGCGATACGCGCCGCAGGGGGTGCGGCTGACTGATCCAGAGGCTCTGAAATACGAGGAAGAATTCGCATGAGCCGGGCTGTTGACGAATGGATCGGCAAGACTGACGATGCCGCTATCCCGCCCCGCGTCCGGCTGCGCATCTTCGAGGCCCATGGCGGCATTTGCCACCTGACAGGCCGGAAGATCCGCGCAGGCGACAAATGGGACTGCGACCACATCATTGCCCTTTGCAACGGCGGCGAACACCGGGAAAGCAACCTTGCCCCTGCAATTCGCGAAGCCCACCGGGCCAAGACCGCCGAGGACGTAGCGCAGCGCGCCAAGGACGACCGAGTGCGCAAGAAGCACCTCGGGATCTGGAAGCCTAAAAGCGTCATGGCTGGATCAAAAGCCAGCAAGTGGAAAAAGCCGCTGCATGGACCGGCTGTTCCGCGATGACACACCCCGACCCCCGCGCCCGCCTTGTCACGTCGGCGGAGCCTCCCAAACAGCGCGGGCACCTGGGCGGCGGCATATCGCTGTGCTGCCGCCCCTTTTCCACACAACCCGGCATAGGAGCCGACTGACATGGGACGCGAAATCAGGAAGGTTCCCGCAAACTGGGACCACCCTTTCAAAGAAGATCGCTATGGTCGCACACACTATCAGCCGATGTATGACAGAACCTACCAAGAGGCTTGCGCAGACTGGCTAAGCGATTTTGACCGTATCCGATCCGGTGGAATGGATAAATTCGAGCGGGATTGTTACGCTAATGTGTGCGATTGGGCGAGTGAGAACACTGCCCCATCTCCGGAATATTATCGGCCTTGGTCAGACGAAGAAGCTATCTGGTTTCAGGTATGGGAAACGGTCAGCGAAGGCACCCCAGTTTCTCCAGCCTTCGAAACGCAAGAAGAACTGATCCAATACCTCGCAGACCATGGCGATTTCTGGGATCAGAAACGATGCCTTGAACCAAGCTGGCAGGAACTATGGGGTGGAACTCCGGGCGTTTCTGGGTGGGGCCGTGACCAAGCAGAGCGATTTGTAATGGGACCGGGATGGGCGCCATCAATGGTCATTGCAGATGGGCGCGTAATGAGCGGCGTCCAAGCCGTGACGCAACCCGCCCCGGAGGTCCGGCCATGACTGACCGCCCCCGGATCAGCGACGAGGAACTGCGGCGGCTGATGGACAGCGCAACGCCAGGGCCGTGGCGGCTCGGAGCCGACCTGACCGCCGTTTGCACCCATCACGGCGGCGATGACGACTTCGTTAAAGGCGGTTGGGCCAAGACGATTGCCAAGACATCGTTCCCGATCCCGAAGTGGATGGACCCCAAACAGAGTTTGCCGAACGGAAGGCTAATCGCCGCCGCCCCCGACCTTGCCGCCGAGGTGCTTGCCCTGCGCGCCGAACTGTCCGCTCTCCGCACCCGTGAGGCGGGATGGCAGACGATGGACACGGCGCCGAAAGGGACGCCATCCAGCTATGGCAGCGGCCCGCACATCTTGGGCGCGATCCGTCGAGATTGGGGCATCATCCACCAGATCGTCAGTTACCAATATCACAAGAACGGCAAGACTGGCTCCTGGAAAGGGCATCATGGCGTTTGGGAGCCTGACTTTTGGATGCCGCTTCCCGCCCTGTCCCAGCCTACCGGGGAGGGATCGGCATGACCGCGACCCGATACCGCACCTTCCTCGGCATCAATGGGCCGATCACCGGCTTTGAAGCCATGGCCCGATATCCTGATCCGAAGTTCTTCGAGCGCGGCAATCCTCGCATGACGCATGACGAGATCCGGGGGCTGATCCATCGCAATGCCGACGAGATGGAGCATGTCATCCGCCTGATCCGGTCCATGGCGGGGCCGACACGGTGCGGTCGCATAACGAAGAAGCATCTGCTGTTCAACGCCAACCTTCTGCACGACATGCGCGTCATGGTGGACATGCACGGCGGCGAGGCTGGACGGCCTTATCTGTGGGAGAAATGACCATGACTGACAATCTGGATCGCCGTACGAAACGGCTTCTCGAATGGCTCGAAAAGCAGCGCCAGGATCACGCCGACATGGTGACAGACGCTGGTGACGCCTCGCTTTGGAGCAAGGACGAGGCCGAGAAAATACGCGATCACATTCAAACCGTCATCGACATGAACGAAATGCTGATTGAACTGGATTTCCTGCGCCATGAAGGCGGTCCACAGTCTGTAGGGGCTATGGAAAAATGCTTGCGCGAAGTGTGCCTGCCTGCGCTGCGCAGTTCCGCCGAAGACTTGTTCCGGTGCGTGTCCGTTCGCAACGATCCGGCATCGGTCAGTGGATCGGACTGGCGCGATATTGCCCCTGACATGGAAGCTGTTTTGTCAGTGGAAGCATTCGTTGGTCGGCCAGATGACGAATATGGGCGCACCCTAAACCCGATCCTTGATACCGCGCCATGGAGGCACCACCAATGACCGGCATCATCGCCCTGCACGTCAGCGCCAGGATGGCAGAGGAAATCCGGCAATGGGCATCCGACGAGATAAGCCAGTGGCCGAGGGATACCGCCTACCGTGACGATCTGGAAAGCCTGCTAGCGCAACTCTCCACCCCTGCCAATGCCACGAATACGGCGGAACTTGAACGGCGGTTGCGCAGGGCCGATGAATACGAACCGTTGGGCCATGATGGCTGGGATGCCGCAGACGCCATCGCCGCGCTACAGGCAGAGAACGAGCGGCTGCAAGCGGAACTGGCGCGGATGCGCGACCGGCTGACCTCAACCGAATTTCTGCGCCCGCTCATTCAAGAGCAATCGGCAGGAGAATGGGACGACAAGACGATTGACGCTGACGTGGCGACCTTTGCTGCCGCGATCCATGCCGCCTTCACCGACAGTCAGAAGGAGACGGGGGAGTGACAGAGATGCTAAGCGAACGCGATCAGCTTATCACCGGCATTGCTCAAATCATCGACCACCCAACCGTCTATATGGGCGGGCCATCGCGCAACGCCCTGCGGATCGCAAAGGTAGTCGTGGATGAGTTCGGCGCGCAACTCGACGCCCATCCCGCCCCCGACACGCAAGCGCCCGAGCGGATCGACACGTCGCGGGAGAATATCGAGCGCATCTACTGGCTGGTCGCAGAAAGCAAGGCAGGCAGGGAAGTCCGCACCGAAGCCCTACGGCTAATTACTGCCCTATCTGCTGAACGGGACCTCGCCTCCGCAAAGACAGCGGCAGCCGTGATGCGGATGCGGGAGGATGCGCTTGCACGGATCACCCCGGCTGCTCGCGGATGGCCTGATGCCTGCACCAACGCTGCCCTGGCCGCTGCTGCCCGAGAGATCAAGGCCTTGCCGTTGCCCGACACCACCGCTCTTGACGCCCTGATCGCAGAGCGGGTGCGGGAGGCGAGGGCCGAGGCGTTCAAGGAGGCGGCGAACATCGTGGACGACCCGAAGATGTGGGGCCTGTCCTGCGAAGAAATCGCCGCCGCTATCCGGGCCCGTGCCAGCAAGGAGGACCGGTGATGCCGCTTCACACCATCATCCCACATGACGGCGGGGAATGCCCCGTCGGGCCTATGGTCCCGGTCTATCCATCATATCGCGGCCCGATTGATCCTGCAAAGGGTGTTCGGATCGCCTGCGCCCCTGCTTGGCGGCTGGACTGGTCGCACGACGGCAGCGATGACGACATTATCGGCTATGCAATCGCGCGCGATCTGATGCCCGCCCGCGCAGCAGAAAGGGGGAAGTGAGATGCCAGCACCCAAGCCAACAGAAGCCGCTGTCGCCCGCGCTGTCAATGGCGTGCGGAAGGCAGGGCGTCAAACCGCCCCCGGTGGGTCAAGGGCTTGCACCCAGAATGTCAAACCAGTGGAGGTCCGATGATGCGAACCTGTGTCGAGTGCTATAAGGAAACGGACGAATGCACCTGCCCCGAACCGGGCAGCGAAGCCGACCACTATGGCAGGGTATGGCGGCATTGTGAGCAGGGCCTCACACTGACCAAAGCCAGCATGGCCCGCTTCATGATGTTCTGCCTGAGCAACAACGTCCAGATCGGTGACGTTTACGCCATTAATGCGAACTACAAGGGGTCTCAGGTGCTGGCGTCAATCCGGCTCAAGCCGGAACAGATCGAAGCGTTTGAGGCCGAGACAGGCGGGAAGCTGCGCCGTCCGCCGCGCTTGGTGCTGAATTGACCGCCCCCGGTGGGTCAATGGGTTGCGTGGGATATGTCAAACCGGGAGCGTGAATTATTTATGCGCTAGGCGTGTTTTTCCTCTTGCATCCATGCAACGCTAGGCGTATATATAAGACATGCAAACGAGAAACCCAAACGGAGGAAGCTAAAATGGCTGGATCACCGCAGTTCAAGATTTTCAACCCATCGGGGGAATACGTAGCGGCCTGCAAATATGCCGAAGATGCCGCCGCACTGACCGCCATTCTTGGTGAAGGGACCAAGATCAAGCATGGGCATAGCCATGTCGTCTGGACCGAAGGCGCAGAGGATATGAGCGCAGGCGAAAGCTACGATTACGTTGCCGGGGTCGTTTTTGCCCGCATCAAGAAAAAGGGCGAGGACTACATGCGGAGCGTAGGGAGACTATGACCCCCGCTGAAATCCGCGCTGCCCGCAAGTCGCTGGCCCTTACGCAGGGCCAACTTGCCACTGTGTTGCACCTCGGGAAACGCGGGCAGTCCACGGTCAGCGAATGGGAACGCGGGGTGAAATCACCGTCGCCGCATATGAAGCTGCTGCTCCGCGCTTATCTCGACGGCTACCGCCCCGCAGACTGGCCGGTCAAACCGATGGAGGGATGCTGATGGACCGCTATGCCTCGAACATGGTTGCAGCAGGTGTATGGCTGATGGTCGGACAAGGCACCAATCAGGACACATGGCATGGAATTGCGGCGGCGGTAACTTGCCTGATCGTTGCAATCGGTTTCTGGTTTCGCGCTTGTTCAAAGCCGCCCGCCCCCACCACAGGAGACACGCCGCATGACTGACACCTTCTTCTTCATGCTCTATGTCGGCGGGATGGCTGGCGCCTGGCATCTGAAACGCGGCTTCTTCGGTATGTTCATGTGGCCGTTTGAGTGCGGCGTAGCGATGATGAAATGGACCAATGACAAACTGCGGGAACCAGACGTCGATGCTGAAAATCACCCACGTCAGGAAACGAGCGATTGAAAACGTCTGCCAAGGAGGCGATGACATGACGGAAGCCCTCATCTGGCCCGACCGCCTGCGCATCCGCGACACCGGGCTACACGATGATCTAGGTGGACCGGAGCAGCGCATCTATACGACCGCAGGCCGAGGCTATGAACGGCAGGAATATGTCCGCGCTGATCTATTCGACGCCCTGACCGCCGAACATGACGCGCTGCGGGCGGCGCGCAAGGAAGACTTCATACGGAAGGTGGGTAACCTGATCCAGTGGCTCGAAAAAGACCCGGACAACATCTATCTGCTTCCGGCTGATGGCGTTGAAACATTCCGCAAGTGGATCCACGGCCATCAGCAACCGCAGAAGGATACGCTGCGGGTTTATGCGCGAGAGGCGATCATTCACTCCATCAACGACCTTGCCGCCCACCTAGAACAGCATCACGACAGCGAGGAAGAGACGCCCGAAGCCAGGAACCTACGCCACATCATGCACCACCTGGAAGGGACGCTGATTGGCATGGACGACGACGCAGACATTTCCATGCCGCACGATGAAACGGCCGTTTGAAAGCGGCTTTGGAGAAACTGAAATGCTTATTTGCTGGATACTCGGGCACAAATGGGGATTAGGCGGTTGGGACGAACACGCCCCTCTTTTCGATATGCGCTGCGGAAGATGCGGGAAGAAGTGCCGCTGAGCCGCCGCGCAGAGAGGGATCTTAGAGGTTGAATGATGATACTCACCCTGCCGCCGCTCGGGCTGCTATACCCGGCGCAACGTGGATATTGCGACGTCTGCCGACTTGAGGACGTTGCTCGTCTCGCTCTCGAGCAGACGTTCTTAAACGGTCGGTTGCCCGCATATGAAACCCATAGCGCGGGCAACGTGTCAACTAAACGCCAGAACGCTGACACGTAGCGGCGATCATGTTAAGGAGATGCCGTTAGACAATAACCGGCCCCCGCTACTGCATGAGCATGGTTTTGAATGCATCGTCCATCCGGCGGAAATCGTCGTGATAGATATGCCCCTTGCCCATGTTGCAGTCATTGCAGAGAACTTGGAGGTTGGTCTGTTCTAGGGCTAAGTCTGGAAACGTACGCCGGGGCTTGATATGGTCCACCACCAGATAGCCGTGGGCCGTGTCGCCCGGCTGCCAGCCGCAGCACTGGCAGCGGTGCGAGAACCGCGCCAGGGCCTCATAACGGGCCTGCTTCCATTCCCATGATGAATAGAAGCCATCCTTTGCCGCAGTCTTGGCTTTCGGCTTGGGGTCTTTCCGTGCCTTGCTTGCCTGCTTGGCATACTTTTCGCGGTTAGCCTGCTTGAAGTCGGGCAACGCAGACAGCGGAACCAGACCAGCAGCAACGGCCTGCCAGCCGCGTGGCAAGGGCCATGGCAACCCTAACTCTGTCGCTTTGGCCTTGGTGATGTTTTTTTGGCCCATGCGCTGCTGGGCCAAGCGCCGGATTTCGGCCTTGTTATACTTGCGCGCAATCTGACGAAGGGATACTTTATCAGTCATCGACAGCACTCCAATGCTTCGGTCAAGACCCCGGATGTTGACGCATCGCGGGGTCACTTTTTCATCATAATCATAATTGCGCAATAATCAAGCAAAAGCATCGAACCAGCCTGCCCTTGCTGGCCTCTAACGCAGCCACCCCGGCCCGCATCCCCAGGCCGCGCAGGCCCGAAGCCATGCCGCATAGTAAGCCCAGGCGATAACGGCGGGGGTCATGCCAGGGTCCAGTCTGCTTCATTCCAGCGGCGTTGCCACATGGCCCCGTCGCGCCACTGGAAGAACCCCGGCTCCTGCACCTTCTCCGTCAGCGGCTTGTATGCCGTGATGCAGAAGCCCTCGGGCATGTGGACGATGCGATGGATGCGGTTGAACGGGATCTCGAACTCGTCATCCGTCTTGCGGTGGACCGTCTCGATCAGCCCTTCCGGCCCATAGATTTCCTCAAGGTAACTGCCCCAAATGATCCGGCTGAAACAGGAATATGGGTGGTCATGGGGATCCCCGAGGTCCGGCAGGGTGAAAGCATGGTTTACCCACCCCTCGCCGTGCAGGTGAACCTTCTTCATGCCTTCCCACATGCGTTCCGTGCGTGTGTGGGTCATACTGGCGCCCCAGCCCGCTTGAGCGCCTCTGCCAGCCGGTCCCGGCCCATGATGGCATCCACCTGCTGCTGCAACTTCGCCCTCGCCATATCTTCAAGGTGCGCCCGCGACGGGGCCAGCCTGCGCAGCGCATCGGGCACGGACCGTTCGACGTAATCCAGCACCGTGCCGATAGCCATGTCAGGCGCGGCAATGGTCGGATGCTTCTGCATCGTGTCAATAACAAGGCCGATGCCGGTATCAAGCGCCTTGTGCAGCGCCTCGCGGTGGCGGGCCTCGATATCCAGCCGCCAGCGTTCCGGCAGTTTCCGCATCAGCCATGCGATGATGGCGAGAATGAGCGTCAGCAGCAGATCCACGATGATCGGCTGGACGATGTTCTGGATGATGTCGATCAACGGGGTTCTCCCAAATCAGGCAGCGGCACCGTTTGCCCCGCCAGTTGATGTGTGCAGTCGTTCAGGAACTGGATTTGCCCGTCGCGGACGAAACTGTGACAGGTGCGGGGTTCTGGCTCGACCTCCTCACCCGCCATCACTCGCGCATGTTCTGCATCAGTGAAGCGTCGGACGCCCTGCACGAGAACAGACGGGTTGAAGGTTGGCGCATCTGCATCGCCGTTCAATGTCCAGCCGCGCGACCCGTCCACCGTGACGTGGTGCATTTCATCGCAGCCGGGGCACATGAAGGCCACAAGGCCCCCTTGCAGGCGGCGGAGTTTCTTTCCGATCTGGGCCATCAGCGCAGTCCTATGAAGGCGGCAACAGCCGCGATTGCAGCGACAACAACGGCGATGACGCCGCCGCCGGGCGGGGTGCCCCGTGCGGGGGCTGGGGTCGGCTTGGGAACGGGTCGGGGGCTTGCTTCCACAGGCGTCAAGAACAAATCGCGTTCTGCTTTCCGACGCTTGACGAGGCCCGGAAGAGTTTTCCCTCCCGCTTTTACCCACTGCCCGAACTGATCGGCAGCGCCTGCATAGTCCCGCGCGTTCAGCTTGCGCAGCAGCGTGGAGTTTCGCAGATTGCCCGGCCCAAGGTTGAACGTGAAGCTGACCAAGGCATCGAACTGGTTCTGGTTCAGCGGCACGGTGACGGCATCCATCACATACCGCTCGAACTTGCGCAGATCGGTGCGCAGGATCTCGGTCGCGCCCGCCTCGGTAATCCGCATCCCCTTGGTTACGGGCGGCGATCCTGCGGCAGAGGTATGCCCATAGCCGATGGTCGGCACAGACCAGCCATGCGCCGGATCTGGGTAGGCTTCCAGACGCAAGCCTTCATGCGCCTTTATTAGGGCAATGCCCTTTTCCGATGTTTGCATGATGATGCCTATGATGTTGGTTCAGTAACCGGGATCGGGATGGCGCCTGCCGGTGACGGCTTTACCTTCCTGCAAGCAGCACCACTTGCGCCAAACACGTTCGCAGTGGTGCGGCTCAAAGAAGATCATTTCCATGGCTTCGAGGTAGAGGGTGCGGATGATGCTGCGCCCCCAGAGATACACCCTCGCACAGACTGGCTGGGTAGGGTCGCCACCTAGTCGGGCGTTCCAGCGGCAGGACCATTCCCAATGCCACTCGTCTGCGCCGCGCTCACTCATCCCGACGCCCTTTCATTCGTGACTGGAATTCAAGTTCTTTCGACAGATCATCAATAGAGGCCCGCAGATCATGGGCTTCTGTCGCCACAGCGTTTGCCGCTGCGGTGTTGGCGCGGATGGTGTCCAGGTTGCCGCCGTGGGCCTCGATCAACGCCGTCAGGGATTTGGTCAGTGCCTTCTTGGCTTCAACGTCGGTGTTGATGGAATGCGTCATGCCTATGGCGGCAGCGGTAAAAGCGTCCAAAGACAGGACCATGCGGTCAATGTCCTTGCTGCTGACAATCGCCCCCTTGACCTCGGCGAACTCGGGGGGCTTTTCTGTTGCGGCCTTCTTGCGTCCGAGAAGCTGGGTGATGGTTCCGCCCCCCATCACCGTGCCAAGCATCGCAAAGAAGGCAATCAGGACTGCTGAGAGGTCAGGGCTTTCGAGCCATCGCATCGGCGCCCCTCCTGACTGCCACCATATCACGGCGCGTCAGGATGATATTGCGCCACTCGTGAGGGGCGATGAACGCCCCGTAAGCTATCGGGCCTGTCGGCAGCCCATACCCGTCTAGCCAAGCATAGAACATGCCCAAGGCGACTGCGCTCCACGCCACAAAAGCGATCATTGACCCGAAGAACCGCAAGGTCGGCGTGTAGGGACGCCACGTTGCAAAGGTGCCGTTCAACGCAAGCCCCACAGCGCGGAACACTGCGCCAGCCATCATCAGGTTGGCCCAAGCAGCCTGATCCGCCCATTGCGCCATGATCCAGAAACTGCGGGATGATGTGAACACATCAGGATTGGAATAGAGGGAATACCCCCACAGAAACAGCGCGGCGGATCCGACATACTCCGAGAACCTCGCCCCGGCGTGCTGCCATGCGCCCTCGGCTATCCTGACGATAATCATGACCGCTGCCTCCATCCCACCCCCATGACAACCAGAGATGCAGTCCAACATATGATCGCGGGTGTTTTGAGGCCGTTCCCAACGCAGGCTGCGGCATAGCACCCGAATGCCACGGCCACGGCATCAAGCAGGCAATCCCAGAACAGCGCCCAGGTCCTGCGCTTTGCGATGTAGAATTGCAGACCTTCCCAACACACCAGATAGACCAGCGGCACCAGCCATGCGGCATCCCACATGTTCCAGTAGATCGCGACCAGACCCCACGGGCCGAGACCGATGTAGGCATGACCGGAGAACACGCTTGCCCAATAATGCGGTTCATCTTGACTGTCGGCTTCAAGAAGCGTGGGCAGGGTCATCGCCATGGGATCGTCCTATCGTGTTTCCCGGGGTCATGCTGGCGCCCTCGCGTTGATGCGAAGGCGCCGTCGTCTTAGCTGACCGTCAGCACCAGCTTGCCGCCCGTCACGGTCACACCTGCGGGCAGGGATGCGCCGTTATTGACCACGGTGACGCCCGGTCCAGTTAGGTCGTAGGTGCCCGAGGGCAGGCCTGCGGGGACCACGATCCGGGCGGTGGGTGCCAGCGTCAGGGTCGCGGCCACGGTCGGCTCGGCCAGCCCGTCGCCCACGGCACCAGAGCGGAAGCACCGGAGCGCGGACAGGCCGAACGTGCCGACCGCCGTCAGAGTCAGGGTGGTAGGGTCATCGGTCCCATCTCCGTTCCGCTTCGGGGCCACGGTGATCACGTCACCGACAACGGGCGTCCCGGTCACATCATCCAGCCAGATGTTGTAGCGGGTGCCGCGCGAAGTCGTCCGCTCGACCGCCGCCACGCGGGCGGTGAAGCCGCTGATGCTGCCCGTGACCATATTGCCGATATGCTTATAGACATAGCGGATCGGCCCCATCGAAGCGGGATCCACGGACACCATGACGCCGCGCCGGAACTCCAGCGTGCCCGCAATGTCCAAGGTCGCGGTTCCGGTGCCGTCCCAGCCGACCCGCGCCCGCTGGCCGGACAGGACCAGCGACCGGCCCGCAGGAACCGTGCAGTCCGGTCCTAGCAGCACCTGGGTTTGACCACCCGCCCGCAGGTCCAGGTTCGTAACTTCGCCCGTCAGCGCCAGTCGACCGCTGATGGCATTGACGGCCAGGGGCTGCGCTGCCGTTCCGATCCAGACTTGCCCGGACTGCCGGATTTGCAGATCAAATGCATCCAGCAGAGTACCAACCGTCAGCTTACCCGAGGATGCGTCCAAAAACGCCCCATTGCTTTCCATGGCGGCAATGCTGGCGTTGGTCAGGCCGAAGCGGACAAAGTTGCCGGACAAGTCCACCCTATCTGCGGCGTTGGTTCCCGGCAGGTCTTTCGTGGACCAGTTGTAGCGGTTGTCCCAGCGGAAGCCGTCGAAATCGGGATCGGGCACAAAGGTCAGATCGGCGGGCGCGGTGCGCTGCGGGATCGGGCGCCCGAAGCGGCTCTTGGTCCATCGGACGCCTTCGCGCACGATGGGGCCGATGTCGGGGGCAGCAGCCGTATCCGCTACGAACTCGGGGATCGTGCGGAAGGTCGTCCCTGCCTTCATCCCGGCAAAGCGCTGGATTGTGGTCTGGTTCAGAACGGCAGGATCAAGACCATCCACGTTCAGGTTCTGAGAGGAAAACCGCCACGACTGCGTGTCGTTCACCAGCTTGACCGAATTAGACACGCCAGTAACAGCGTCCCAGTTATCGGGCTTGGCTGCGATCTCGGCAGCATCATCAGGATTGGCCTTGTGGGCAACGATGTTGCCTTTCATCGCCGACAAGGGGCCGTTGACATCATAGCCCCAGTTGTAGCCCCCTTCGGAATATGCGACTCTCTTGTAACCTGCTGAGAAGGCCACGTTGTCCAGGACGTTGTTGAACTGTTTGTTGCCTGAGAAGCTGTTGACGGCGGCGGCAAGGTTGTTGTCCACGAACAGGTTGCCTTCCAGATGCACCCCCGCGCGTAGTTGGACGCCGCAGGACGAGGCCCGCGACAGCAAGTTGTTGCGGATGGTTACATCTAAAGTCCATTCGCTAAAGTAGATGGCGTGGGAAAACATCGACGTGGGCATTGGCTTGGTAGCGTCGCCGTTGTAGTCGTAACCGTCCGCCCAACCCGAATGGTCGATCACGCAGGAGTCAACCACGATCCCTTCGGTGCTGGCGTAGATGCCCGGCAGATGGTTGCCGTTGGCCACCCACTTGCCGTCGCTGCTGATCTGCTTGGGCGCGTCATACCATGCCTTCAGGATAGTCGTCTCGCGCACCGTCACCATCCAGTTGTTCGACAGCTCCATGGCTAGGCCGATATCGACATGGTCATATGCCTGGCAGAAGGTGTACCACTGGTTCATCTTCTCGCGGTTGGTCGCCACATCCTGAAAGACGCAGTAGGGCGAGGCCAGGAAGTTGTTCACCAGCCGGATAACCGGATCGGCGCCCACGCCCCAGGCTCCGATCCGCATGGGATGGATCTCGTCCTCGCCACAAAACCCGCCCCAACCGAAGGACGTGAAGTCCTGACCACGCTCCAGAAGATGATGGTCGGACCGGCCTGCGACGTTATCCGCCTTGATGGTCGAACCCACCAGACTGAACAGGTCGGCATGGATCGCCGTCTGCGGCGTGCCGCCGTATTGCGGGCGGGCCAGCAGCCAGTCTCCGGTAACGGTTGCCTCCGTAACGCCTGCTGCGGCGGCGATCTGGGCTTTGGTCATGGCAGAGGCCGATTTACCCCAATGCCACTTCCGGTGCCGCTGCCCCGGCTCGCAGATGAAGCGGTTGTTGCCGTCCACCGGCAGCCAGTAGCCCTCGCCCGAGGGGTGGCCGCGCTTCTGGGCGGCGGCGGACACATGGACCACAGCCGACTGCGCTCCTGGCAGATCACCCGTTACGGTCTGGGCATCAACGATGTCGAAAAGAGCAAGGGAGGTCTTTCCATCGGGCCGAGGCGCCACGCGTCCAGCGGAGGGATCGGTCACGGTGCCGTCCAGCACACTGACTCGCTGCGCCAGCGCGGTCATCTCGACGGTTTCCGGCACCACACCATAGTCGGTGATCGTCACGGTGGGTTGCGGGACGCCGCCCACGATCAGACGCGCCTCGAAGGTCTGGCCCTCAAGGCCGGGGGATTTGATGTTGACGGCCATGTTTATGCTCCGATGCCGAATTTCGTTGTGCGGAAACCTGTGTTCGCGCCCTTGGCAATCAGGCCGCAGGCTCCACCGGACAGGGTGGTGTCAGTGCGCTGGAGCAGCAGAGCACCATTCATTTCGACGGTGATCAGACCGGCGCTGGATCGCTTCAAATCCCAGCGGAAGGTTTCACCTACGGCCCAGACAGGCCAGTCAGTCGAAATTTTGGTCATGTCGATCAAGGTCGTAGCCGTGCCATCTGCCGCATACCGGATCAAGGAAATGCGAGTGTCTTCGACGTTCCAGTAATAGGCTCGATAGTCATTCTGCTGCATGCAAATGCCCAGACTGACATTCGGCCAGGCGTTCACACCACCTGTTCTGAGGATTTCGGCCCAGACGTGCTGCGTGGCTCCGCGATCCAGGGCACCCCGAGCATATCGGATCGGTGGGGTGCTGGCGGCATCGGCGCTGGTAACAACTTCGCCATTGGCGTTGACTGTAAGTTTGCCAGGGTTGGTCCCGAACAGGCGCGTCCAGGTTTCGCCGCTTTCCGTGGTCGCACCGTGCAGGTCTGCCCGAACCACATCGAAGGTATCAATGCCGGTTGCCGCTGCCGGAACCGCCGTGCCGGTCGCCGTTGCGGTGCGCTCCCCGTGCTGGTCCGATGCCACGACCTCGAAGCGCAGGGTCTTGCCCTGGTCCGCCGCTGTCAGGGTATAGGCCGTGCCCGTCGCGCCTGCGATCACCACAGGCGTCTCGCTGGCGTTGGCAGTCGTGCGCCGTGTCCAGCGATAGGTGAGGGAAACATCGTCATCCAGCGTCAGCCATAGCCCCGGATCGCCGGTCAGAACCTGCCCGACAGCGCCCGTGCCGGTCTGCGTCGGCGCGACATGGGCCACGGGGCCGGTGGTCATCTGCGAGGGGGTGACGGTGCGAGTGCCTGCGTATCGGGCGGGCTGGATGATCTGGAAATCGAATGGCGCGCTGGCGGCGTCCACGCCCGTGATGCGCCCGGTATTGGCGCTGGTGATGACCAGGGCCGGGGGCGCGGGCTGCACGTTCCAGGTCGCGTTATACGGGCTATAACCCGCCTTGATGGCGCTGATAGCTACCGGGTCAGTCGTGAGCGGGGTGAAGTTGTAGCTGTTCGTCACACCGATGCGGGTCGCGGTCAGGACCACCCCGGATTGTGTGATCGTCACGGTGTCCGGCAGGGCGTTGAAAGCGACGATGGCTTGCTGGCCCTGGGTGATGGACGAGGTGGGGGCCGTCAGGGCGGGCTGCGTGGCAACAGCCCACGTTATCGGCGCTTCAGCTTCCATGTTGCCGGGATCGCGCGCCCGCAGCACGCCGCTGGCGGTCTGGCCCGTTACCGTCGCTGTCCCCGAGAACACGGCCCCGTTGCGGGTAATGCCGGTCGGCAGCGTGCCGGTGTAGTCAAAAAGCAGCGTGTCGCCGTCGGGGTCGCTGAAATAGGAAGCGAGGTTGGACGTGAAGGCCACGTTGGCAACCGGGGCCTGCGTGGGGATGGCCCCGGAGACGACCGGCGCCCGATTGGCGGGCGCGCCCACGACCAGCGCGAAGCTGTCGGCGGTGTCCTGCCCCGTGGCGTTGGTCGCGGTCACGGTGATCACCACATCGCGCGCAGCGACACGGCTGATAACGAGGTTGCCGTTGCTGATGGTCACGCCCTGGTTCGCGGGAGAGACAGCATAGGTCGCAGCACCCGAGAAGTATTCAGCCAATGGCAGCGTGACGGTCCCGCCGCCGATCAGCAGCGACTGATCCGGGAACGGCTTGAGCAGCACAGGCGACGGGGCGTTGACAGTCAGGGCGAAGGTCAAGGGCGCAGATGCACCGCCGCCGTTGATACCGCGCACAGTGAAAGTCGTCGCCGTCATCGTCGCAGTTGGGTTGATCGTCAGCGTGTAGTCGCTGATTGTGACGGCAGCATTCGCCGGGCTGACCGTGTAGCTGGTCGCGCCGGTGAATTTGGTGCGCAAATCGACCGTGGCCGGGGCTGCGCCGATCTCATAGACGCGATCCGCAATCGTGCTGGTGACGGTCGGCGCATCCGGCAGGTCGTCGCCCAGAATGACGTTGCCCTGCGCATCCAGAATGCTGACGGGCACCCCGCCGAAGTAGACTGCCGTGGCGCTTTCCAGCAGCGCGCGGCTGAACGTTCCGATGAAGGCCATGGATCAAACCCCCGGCACGATGATGACAAGATCGTTGTCGCGGCGCTGGCCGGACGGCAGGGCAAGGTAGTCGGCATAGTTCAGGGCGGTGATGACCCTGACCAAGCTGTTGTCCTTGGCTGCCTTGATGTTGCCCGCGCTGGTGACTTCCAGATCGTTCAGCAGGGCGTCCACAGCCACCGGGATGAATACGCCCTTGACCTCGAACACCTTGTTCACATCCGGCCCATAGCCGGTGAATGTCCAGGTGGTTGATGCGTTGCGGCCCTCACCATTCACGGCTAGGTCAAGCGACCATTTGCCGTCCGCGCCGGTCGTGGCGCTTTCGGTGCTGGTGACGATGCGGGCGCCGTCCTCCCAGGCATCGGTGCCGACAAGGGTTGCAACGATCTTGCCGCCCGCGACAGCGTTGCCATCGGTATCGACAAACTTTCCGCTCACTGTCGCGGTATTGGGCATAGTCTTCTCCACATGAAAAATTCGGCCTCAGCCGATTGGGTCAGGTCAGGTTGTTGGGGGCGTCAGATCCAGCGGGGGTTGGGCAGGTTGAACCGGACCCCCGCCCCGGTGCCAGCGGGGTTGAAGCGCCAGATCGGGGAGAAGTAGCGGGCGTTCGCGCCGAAGCTGCGGTGATTGGTCCGCCCGTTGCCGCTATGCCCGAATGTAGCCCAGAAGCGCGCTGTGGTGCCGGGCGCAATCGTCTGCGCGGTCATCACGTTCAGGGTGAGATAGGCCATGGCCGCGTCGTATTCGAGAACGGCGAGGCTGAAACTGCCATCATCAGTCGGATGATCATTGCGGGCCTCGATGCTCATCAGGAACTGCGCATAAGGATCAACGCGGTAGATCTTGCGCGCTGGCAAGTTCGTCGTGACGTTCTGCGGCGCGACATAGCACCAGCCAAGGGTCGCATTGTCCTCGATGGTGATGGTGGTATCGGCCAGATAGACCGGCTCTCGGCGCGAATAGGTCTTGTGGGTCTGCGCCGCGACAAGGCCAGTCGCCCAGCCAAGCCCGCCATCAACGGACAGGTCGCATGATACGGGGTCCATTTCGGCAGGCACCTGCTCGGTGAACGCGGCATCGGCATAGCGTTTGCCAAGTGCGGTCAGATCCTCGCCGCTGAAATGCAGGTCGTCGTTGATCGTGACCGGCTGCAAGCCCGTGCTGCGGGCGATCTTGAAGCGCGGGAAGGCATCCTCTCGGGTGCCCATCTGCAAGCGCCGCAGGGCGTTGAGGTGGCGTTCCCGGTAGCGGCCATTGTTCGCCCCGACCAGCAGTTCCCCGGCGATGATCTCCGTCTTGTTGCGGACGATGCGACCGTTCAGTTCAAAGCGTTTCAGGACGGTGCGAAGTTTCTTGGCATAGACCTCGACCTGATCCTCCTTGTTCGCCTCGCCTTGGTGCCAGAGCAGGTAATCGACCGATGTGGGGGCACCGGGAACGAGAGGCAGGGCGGCGGCAAGCTGAGCCATGACGAAGGTGAACAGGTCGGCGTCCCCGGCGGGCTTGGTCCAGCCGTTGTTGGTCAGGTCGGAAGCGTTCATGAACGCTTCGATGCTGTGCGACCCAAGGGCGGCAAGGATCAGATAGACCTTCCGCCCGGTGCGGCGCTGCAATTCCTTGCAGAACTGCCACGCCGCGTTGTTCGCCCCCGCCGTGCCAATGAACGGGTTTTGCCCCGGTGTCGCCGTGACCCATGCCGTGCCATCTGCCATCGGTGCGGCTTGGCTGTTCCATGCCAGCACGGAAGGGTTGACGGTCAGATCGCCGCCGATCTGCTCGGGGATGGTGCGGAAGTTAGATTGCCCCTCTGCAAGAACCACAATCGGCGGGTTCAGCCGGGACCGAATATCAGCAGCATCTGCCGCAACCTGCGTGGCCCATGCCTGAATATCGTCCCACAGGTCGCGGAACTCCTCCATCAGCGCCTCGGCAGCCGGGCCGTCCAGATTGGCGACCACAGCCGCATCCCAGATGGCCGCAAGGCAGCGGTTGATTTCCGCGTCATGCCATTGCACCGTCGTCTGCCTGTTGAACACAGGCAGCCCATAGTTGGGTTTCGGCATCTGTCTCTCCTATTAGGTGGTGGTGGCGCTGATCGAGGCGCTGAACGGCGACGGCTGGCCGTTCCGGTCAATGGATCGCGCGAAATAGTAGCGGGTCTGGCCCGCCCCCAGGCCGGTGTGGACTTCGGTGACGGCACTGTTCGGGGCACCATAGACCGGGCCAGCCATCAGGGCGGCGGCGGTGCTGTTGTTCGTGGCGGATTGCCAGATTTCCATGGCCCGATAATCCGGGTCGTTCGGCGCGCGGAAGGTCACGGCGATCTGCCCTGCCCCGCCGACCGCGCTGACGGGCGTAGGTGCCGGGGCGAGATAGCCGCCAGCCGATGCGGTGATCAGGGCAGACTCAACCCATTTTGACGCCGTGCCCGGCCCCAAGGTCCGCATCCGAACGCGATACGGCTGCCCGACCACGACCGGGGCGACATAGCCGAACACGTCGCCGTCCGCGTCAAGGATCTTGCCGTCGATGGTTCCGCCTGCCTGCCACGGTTCCCCTTGGCGCTGGTATTGCCATTCGTAGCTAATCGCACTGGCCGAAGGAGACGGGTCAGCCTCGAACCGGATGCGGGGAATGGACGTGTCCCCGCTGGTTAGGACCGTGCTGGCATCGCTTATCCCCGTGACCGCACCGGGGGGCTGCAATCCCTTGATGGTCGGGTCGAAGTCCTCAAGGGTGATGTCCTGCTCGTCCGTCTCCGGGTTCCAGGCATAGATGGCCGGGCTTTCCTCGCGCAGCATGGCCGGGCAGCGCATGGCAACCCCGTCCTGCCCCACGGGATCGAAGCCGGGATGGATGCTCTCGACCTTGTATGTTCCGTTCCGCCGCGTGTAGGGCGCGGGTAGTTGCAGCGACATGACTGACGCCGCCACCAGATCGAAAGCATCGCCCGGTAGAACCCCGGACCAGGACCGTTGCATCCGCGTCCTGCGGCCCATGATCGCCGCGACGTATTGCGCCTGCCGGTGATCGGTTACAAAGCCCAGGTCGTATTGACCGAGCCGGGGCAAGCCACCGTCCTCTTGCTGCGCCCCGTCCAGGACATAGACCGGCGTGGTCGCATCCTCATACATGCGCTCGGGTGACGTGTAGGTGGCCGTCACCTCCGTCACCAGTTCACCCAAGGGCCGATTGCGGTTGAACGTCATCGGCTGATCGTCCAGCACGTCGGAAACCGTCATCACCGGCTCTTGCCAGACTGCCGGGACAAGCCCCAGCCTGCCGCCAACCCGGATGATCTCGGACGCCCCCGCTTCGACCAGCGGGATGATCGTATCCTCCAGTTCCTGCCCCTGGCTGAACACCAGGACGCCATTTGTCTCGAAGCGCGGGATCGTTCCGCCACCCTTCACCGGGAACGGCACATCCGCCTCATCGGCAGCCCATGCGAAGGTTTCCAGCCACAGGTTGCGGTCGTCATAGGGCCGCAAGGGGTTCTTGCGCAGGGCGTCCAGCACACACAGCGCCTGATTGGCCGACCATGCCGCAGGGGCGGAGGGGTTGCGCGGATCGCGGACCAGCGACCAGCGACCGTCCACCATCACCTCGGGCGGGGTGGCGGGCCAGCGTTCCTGCCGGTCGTCGTTGTCGCCAACGTCCGCCCTTAGCCACAGAACCGTGCGCCCGCGCCAGCCGTCCGTGGCCTTGAAGATATCCCCGGCCTCCGAGAGGAACTGCGCGGGGGGCGAAACCTGATCCCCGCGCCCGATCCAGTAGCGGGTGTGGTTCTCGAAGGGATCGTTGGTCGCTTTCGCGCCGTTGCCCGCGAAGTCGTAGGGATTGCCGGTCGCCTCGACCTTGCGCTTGTCCAGATAGAGCGTGAACGGCCCCGCGCTCGGGCGGCTGTTCAGGATGAAGCAGCCATATAGGATCCTGCCCTTGACCCTGACTGGCGCGGGAGTTCCGGGTGCCCAGCATTTCCCATACACGAACCGATAGGCAGGCAGGCTTGTCGGCTGGTGCAGTTCGCGGATTACGTCCTGCTGGCGCGGGCTTTTCCGGGTTAGCGCCCCGACCGCGAGGTTCAGAATGACGGATGCGCCGATCTTGACCGCAGCCGCCGCCAGAGGCGACAGGGACGCGACCCACGCAGACACGGCCTGCACCGCTGCCACGACAGGCCCGGCATCAGCGGGACCGCCCAAGCAGACAAGCGCCGTGGTCGCCAGCAAAAGTTTACGCAGCACGCCAAGACCTTTCGGCTCCGGGCAGGACCGTATACCCCATCTCGCTCTTTCCCGCCCATTGGCCCGGCTGAATGCAGATCAGCATCGCCCGCCCGTCCGGTCCGCCCGCGTTGCCGGGCGCCGACAAACCAATCTCGCCCGGCTGCCCGGTTCCCACCTTGAGGCAAGCAATCCGCGCCATGGCCTCGGCCATTTCGGGAAAGCCGCCCCAGTCACGGATCAGGCGATAAGCGCCCATGGCGTCGTCATACATGCCCCGCACGGGGGCCATGGGGTCAATGCCGTGCAAAGCAGCGAACACGTCCGAAGCAGAGGCGCAGCAGTCAGCGACGCCCCATTGCCAGCGTGCCGACATGACACGCTCGACTTCTTCCAGCACCTGATCGGGCGTCATGTCTCAGGCCAGGTAAGTCTTTGCGCTCTCGCATAGGCCATCTGCGTCAGCCGCCCCGCTGTGTCGGTCGGGTATTGCCGCCGCTGGTCCTCGTCGCTGTGCGAGATGGACGCCATGGACCGCGCCTCCTGCCCGGTCAGCACCGTCACCTGTGCCTCATGCTCCACGCCGGTATCCGATCCCGATGCGGTCAGGGTCAGCATGTCCATGATGCCGCTGAATAGCTGTATGGGCTGCCCTACGAGGGCATTGCCCTGCCCCGTCGTCTGCTTGCCGTCATGCCCGCCCGGCCTGCCTTTCACGGCGCCGATGTGCAGCGCCATGCTGCGGTTGCGGATCGTGTCGTCCGCGTAGCCGTCCAGGTCAGCCGCCACACCCGCAAGGGCAAGCACCGCCTCCACAGCCGCTATCTCCGCGCCTTCCTCGGGGATCTGGACATTGCCGACCATGCCGACCCCCTTCCACGCCTTGCCGCCCCAGGTGATCGGCCCCACGCCGCTGTGCGCCCATACAGGATCGTCGGGCCAGTCCAGCCAAGCGAATAGAACCAGATAACCGCCCTGCCGGAAAGCCGCCAAGGTGGCCGGGTCAACGCCGCGCCTCAGTTCCACGGATCAATCTCCGTGAAGGGGCCGCGCTCGTCCTCGAAGACCTCTGTGAACGTCCACTGATAGGACCAGTTCTGCCCCACAGGCTGCGCTGAACGGGGCATGGCATCAGCCTCGAACACACCGGTTTCCCGTGTCCCGATCTCGATGGTGCCGGATCCCGTCAGCGGCTCCAGCAGATACAGCACCGCCTCGCCGCTACCATCTGACCGCGCGGGCCGCATGACCATGGATGTCCTGCCGCCCATTGTGACGAACTCGCCAGGGCGCGCGACAGGCGTGTTCGCGGGCAGGCCAGTGACGCGCACTCGATTGCCAGACAGCGCCTCGCCATAGGTGACGCCCGGCCCGGTCCACCAGCCCACATTCGCCGGGGGGATCAGCCAGTCCACATCGGGGGGCGGGATCAGCCACGATACAGGCTTGGTGCGGGCCGCGTTGTCGGCTCTGTCATCCAGATGCCAGTTAATCGGCGTGGAATGGAGGCGCACCAGATGCACGCCCCCATCCAGCAGCCGTTTCAGCACCTCGATATAGCCTGCCCCATTGCGATCTGCCGACAGTGCCGCCACGTCCAGCGATGCCACCCGCCGCCTGCGCTGTGCCGCGCTGACGTAAGTGGCCCCCGTGATAAGTGACCGGGACCGGCTCACCGGGTCAAGGATTGTCCATTCCGCCGCGACATAATCCACCGGGGGCCATGCATAGACGTTGACCATCAGATGCCCCATCCTGTTTTCGATTTACCCATGGACCGCTTGGATGCCTGCACTGACTGGCCGACAATCTGCGGGGCCGACTGCGCCACAACCTGCCCGGCTTGATCGCGGACGAAGGCTTGCAGATTGCCGTTGTTATCCACGGACACGGAAACATTCAGGTTCTGCGTTGTTCCGGCCATTATATCGCGGGTCTTGGACGCGCTGAAATAGCGGGCCGCGCCGGTTGCTTCCAACTCTGGGCCGCTCTCGCCCACGATCCGCAAGCCGCCTGTGTGATAGCCGCCATTCGCAAAGCCGGGAATATTGAACGCGCCCATCAGCCCTGAGAAGCCTTTGCTGAACAGGCTGTTTCCCCACCCGCTGAACATATTGCCCAGCATCGACTTCATGCTGTCCTTGAAGGATGCACCCTCAAACAGCACGGATTGAAAAACGTCAGAGATGCCGCCTGCCATGTCCTGCATGGCCCCTTGGACGCCCTTGCCGCCAGCCTCGATGCCTTCCTTCAAGCCTTCGGAAATGAACCCGCCGAACCGCATGAACACGCGAGACGGTGACTGGATCTCCATCTCGTCGGTGAACACGCCCTTGACGGTATCGGCTACACTGGACACAGCACCGCGAACGCGATCCTTTGCCGCATCCAGACCGCTTTTCAGGCCATCCGCGATGTCCCGACCCCAGCCTAGCGCACGATCTTTCAGGGCGACGAACTCCGCAGCCATCCCGGCCGCAAGATCCTTGACTGCCTGAACGCCCGCCTCGTAAAGCCCTTTCAGCCCCTCGATGACATTGGCGACAATCTCCTTGGCGAAGTTCAACGCCTGATGGGCGATGGTCGCAAAGCCCGCCGCAAGACCAGCGGCCAGTGACGAAATGGTCGTGCTGGCAGCGTTCGGAAGGGACTGGAACCCGGCAATGAAGCGGTCAACGAAATCTCGCGAAGCCTTCCCAGCGATGTCGGTCCAATCCAGAACCGCCTTGATCAGCGATCCGATGCCCTCAACCACAGGCATCATGGCCTGCGCCAGTTGCGATAGCGACGGCCCTAGCTTCAAGACGGCTTGGTCGAATTGCGTCCGCAGCACTTCCGACACAAGCCGCATCTCGCCCTGCGCCTGTCGTGCCGTCTTGATCAGCCCTTCATCAAGGGCAAGGCCAAGTTCATCGGCCTTCTTGCGCATGTCCTCAATGGCAAGCCCGCCGTTGCGGAAGGCGGGAACAAGCGCCGTGGCGTCGTTCGCAAGGGCTTCCATATAAAACGTCATTTCCGCTTGGGTGACGTTCGCCTTTTCCAAAGAGGAAACGTAAAGCGCCAAGGCATCCGACGACGACAGGTTGCGGAAGCTGTCAATCGTCACACCGACCTTGGGCGCGATGTTCTCAAAAAAGTCTTTCAGTTCCCCGCCGCCTGTCGCGGCGAAGTCACCGAACTTGTCGTTTACGTCCTTGAGGATGTCGGACAGCTTTTCCTGGCTGACGCCGTATTGATCCACGGCCAGCGCGGCAATCTTGAATTCTTGCGCCGACAAGCCCGCGATGTCAGCCTGTTTTTGCAGATCCGTCGCGCGGGTTGCGCTCGTATTGAACGCCGCAAAGGCTGCCGTTCCCGCCGCTGCGATACCTGCGCCGACAGTCGCCATCTGCCGCCCGAACTTGGCGAGGTTCGACTGGCTCTGGCGAAGCCCCTGCTGGAACTGCGCACTGTCCAGGCCAAGCTGGACGAAAAGCGCACCGATAGCTTGCGACATTCAATGCACCTTCGACATGAACCACGCGCGGACCATTTCAGTCTGCACGTCGCGCGGAATTTCCCGCTTCTTGATCGGCTCGAACTTCGGCATCTTCTTCGGGTTGGATATGCCGATGGTGATCCAGACGGCTTGTTCGTAAGCCATCGCGCGGCGGGCTTCGTGGTCAGCCATCCACGCCTTATCCCGGCCTTCAATGATCGCCGTCATTTCGCGCGGGGTCAGTTCCCAGAACTGATCGTAAGGCAGCCCACGCGACAGCCACGCCGCCAGAAACGCGCCGATCAGGTCCGCTTCTGGCGCTTCCCGTTTCCCGCGTCACCCTCAACCGCATCTGGGAATGCGGCACGTATCGTGTCTCCCAGCAGTTCCGATGCCTTGGTGATGCCAACAGCATCCATCAAGTCGCCCGCTTCCTCTGGCTTCATGCCCGCCGCAACGGCGAACAGCGCCCGCAGATCGCTGAACCGGACAGTCTTGCCGGTGGGGTCATTCAGCTTGTCGATGATCTGGCCGAACGGCAGGCCAAGCGCATCCTCAGCCGCTGCCATCTGGTTAGCGCCGAAGCGAAGGGCATAATCCTTGCCGTCCGCCTTGAATGTGACGTATCCGCGCCGCGCGTTCATCAGGTCCCCGCAGTGAAGGTGAAGTCGCCCGTGGTGCGAATGGTGATCGTCATGCCGATGATCGCCCCAGCATCATCGCCGCCATCCAGCGTCGGGGTCGGATAGCCTTGGAACTCGAACACGTCACCCGTGGTCTTGCCGGGTGCCACAGGCAGCGTCACGCGGTAGAAGATCGCGCCGTTAAAGTTCTGGTCGTCAAGCTGCTGCTGGAAACCTTCTGCCGTGTAGTTGGCAGGGACCGACAGTTCGCCCGCATCCTTGAGGCCCTTGATATATTCCCGATACCCGTTCGGGCTTTGCAGGTGGGTTGCTTCCACATACTCCTGCTCAACTTGGGGAATTGCCACGCCTTTCGCCTCTGGGATAGGCGCGAACGTGCTTCCGTCTTGGGATCGCTCGATGAGCGCCCCATAGGCGATGATTGCCTGCGTCATGTGGGCCTCCTAGCCGCGATAGACGATTGAGAAATCCATCGAGTAACGATGGGCGGTGACATCGACCTCGGCAGACAAGTCCCGCTGCGAGATGATGAACGCGCCAAGGATGCCCCCCGCGCGGTATCCGTTCAGGCAGTCGATGACCGCCCGTGAAAGCTGACGAACCTCCGGCCGATTGATCGCATAGCAGTCGATCTGCACGCGATAGGTCCAGACCTGATCCGTGCCGCGAAGGGTCGGCTGATCGGCCCCTGACACGATATTCAAGACAATGGCAGGGACCGCAGCACCTTGCGGGTATTCGCTCCAATAGACGGCCGTTCCTGCAATGGCCGAAATGCCCGCGTCCTCCGTCAGCGCAGTCCAGAGGGCTTCATCCATTTGCCTTCGCCTTCCTGCGCGCCTGACGCTTCGCCGCCCGGTCGATCTGGTTCCACATTTCCGTGGCGACGATATCCAAGGCCACGTTCTGCGTTGCGTCCCAAGCCGGGCGGATGAACGGATTGGGCCTGACGCCAGGGTGGCGGGTGCCTGCGAACATGCCAGCGTTGGTGTGCGGGCTGATGCCGAACTCCACCCAATGTGCCCGCCAGGACCGTTCGCCCGGCCCCACATACATCAGCACCGGCGGCATCGTGCCCTTGGCTGCGCGGCGGGCGTCTCGCATCGCCTTGACCGCAGCGCCCTTGTCACCGCGCGTTTCGCGCATGGACGCGGCATAGGCTGCCTTTCCCGCCTCGTTCTTGATCTTGGTGCCGACAATGATGTTGCTGGCAATCTTCTTGTCCCAAGTCCCGGCAGCACCTGACCGCATCAGGTCAGCCGTGGGTTCAGCTGCCTTCTTCAGCGTGTTCCGCACGACCGTTTTGCGGGTGGCGCTTTTCTCGATCTCGCCTAGCGCCCGCTCCAACTCGCGCAGGCCGCGCACGTCAACGGTGACAGCCATCAGTCAAGCCGGGCTTGCGCCGTGATTTCCAGCCAGTCGGCGCGACCCAATTCCTTGATGCCGACAATCTCGAACGTCAGCCGCCCCTCGGTCAGCCGGTCAGCGGGGCGGATGGCGCGCGTGTCAGGGGTGGACCGCACGACGAAGCGCGATGCCACCGTTGAGATGGCCGTCCCGGATGCCGCCTTCTCGCCGTCGCTGACATCCTTGCGGCTGGCCCAGGTCGTCACCAACTTTAGCCAAGTCTCAGTCGCGCCAAGAGGTGTATTGCTGACAGTCTTGCGCTCAACTGTTATACGTCGGTCCAGATTTCCAGCTTGCATTGAGGACCACCCGTGAATTTCAGAACCATCACCATCACCGCTGCCGCCGTCATCTTGGGCGCCGGAGCGTTGCTAAGCCGCAATGATGGCGAAGCCGAAGAATGCCGCATCGAAAGCCAAGGCGAACGCATGGCTTCTGACGAACTGATGACCGTGACGGGAACAAGCAACTGCGAAACAGGGACCGTCCTGCTGACCCTTGAAGGCGTCCCTTTCGAGATTGCCGTCAGAAACGGCCTGTTCGGCGCAGAGGTTGAGATGGACGGCGACAAGCCTGTTAGCGTTCGCGATATGCGGGACTAGACCCATACCCGCAGCGGCGCCAGCAGCGATTTCACCGCAAGGGGCGCCTCCGACCAGTTTCCTTCAACCGATGCCTGCCGCTGCTCATACCAATAGCCCACCAGTAGCAGGATCGCGGCCTTGACGGATGGCAGCTTCTCCGCAGGCATGGCGCAGGTGTAATCGACTGTCCCGTCACCGTTCACCGCGATCAGCAGCGTGTCATACGGCGCAATGATGCGTTCAGCTTCCAATGCACTGGCCCGCCAGGTCTGTTCCATCACGCACCGGCCCAGAACGCCGTCGAAGCCGTCGATCCAAGAGGTTGCCGCATCCAGATACGCCTGGATCAGCGCGTCCTCGTGGCTGTGATCCACCCGCAGGTGCGCCTTCACTTCGGGAAGCGAAACGATAGCGGTCGCGGGCGGCGTGACGCGGATCATTTGTCGGCTTTCGCCTTGTTCTGGACGGCAGGCTCGGCCTTGTTCTTGGCCGCAGGCTCTGCCTTGGCCTTCATAGGCTCAAGGACGCCGTTTGCGACCAGATGAGCCACGTCGCGCTCATCCGCCTCGCGTGTGTCTCCCTCGGCATAGGGTTTATCGCCATGATGCTGGCGAAGAACTTTGAACTTTTCCATGATTACCTCCTTATCGGCTCATAGATGGGGCGGCAGCACCGCCCCACTTAGAAACGATCAAGCCACGTTGCCGAAGTCGCCGTAGATGAACGCCTGCGGGCGATACACCGCCAAGGCAAGCCGTTCTTCGGCCAGGATGGTCACAAGGTTCTTGATGAAGTCGTCGTTGACGTAGCCGACTTCCACCCGTGCATCCCAACGGTCGAACACCTGCGCACCCATGCGGAAGGCGCCGGTCAGGAACTTGTCAACGGCGATGGCCGGAGTGGTCACAACCGGCAGACCCCAAAGCGTCGGAGCAATGGTGCCCTGCGGGTTGCCGATGATGTAGCGGCCATCGGCGTCCTTGGTCAGTTCGATGCGGCCCCAATCGGCAGGGTTCATCACGATGCCGGTGGATGGGAACAGCGCGATTTCTGCTTGCAGCATGGCAAGGCGAATGGCGTCGATTTCCGTCGCGTCGGCGATGGTGATGGGTGCAGTGTAGGCGGTCGCCTGGGGAATGATCCCGTTCAGGTTCTGGCCGGTGCCGTCACCGTTCAGCAGTTGCTGTTCTTCGACATATTCCAGGCCATACATCAGGCGGCTGTCGATGACAGAACGAAGCTGCGCGAAATCCGACAGGATTTGCCGCGATGCCTTCATCCAATGGGCGATGACCTTGGCCGAAGTGTTGACCAGATCAAATTTCAGGTCGCTTTCCGGCTTGGTAGCCAGTTCGGCGACAGGCGCCGCGTTGTTGGTGAAGCCAGTTTCACGCACATATTCCAGCGTATTGCCATCCATGCGGCCCTGCGACAGCAGATCGCGCACAGTCATGCGGCGCTGCGGCAGTTCCAGGATGCCCGGCAGGCGGGTCGTGCGGACGCCAGCGCCAGCCGAACCGGCGGCGTTGGTGGTCGCGGACGAAATGGTTGCCTTGAAACGCGCATCGACGCGCCCCGAGGTGGGTTCGTTCGCCAGGAAAGCCTTGACGCGATCATCTTCGACAAAGCGTTCACCGAACGACTTGGCTTCGTCATCGGTGACGCCATCGCGGGCAGCCTTCTGCTCCAGTTCATCGAACCGGGCGCGCAGGCTGTTGACGTTCAGAAGCGCCTCGTCGGCCTTCTCCTTTACGCTGGCAGCCAGTTGTTCGCCCGAATTGGCCTTGCCCAGTGCTTCCTCGGCAATGGCCTTCACGCTGTCGACTGCCTTATCGACAGCCGCCTTCGTTTCCGCTGCCAGTTCGGCAGCCGATTTGGTTTGATCCGACATGGGAACCTCCAGATTGTCGGGTGTCAGCCCATCAGGGCCTGAAAAGCCGATGCGAAATCGGCTGCACTCGCCGCTTCGGCAGGTTCCCCCTGCCCTTTCAGGTGGAGACGCACGGCACGCTCCGCCTGCGAGTTGGACAGACCCAAGATCCCCTTGAGCATCTGTTCAAACTCGCGTTCTGTCAGCCGATCCCCGGCTTTCAGACGTTCAATCAGCCCCTCCTGGTCGCGCGAAGCCTTCACGCTGGCCGTATCGACAAGGGCATTTCGGTTGGCACCGATGGAGACGATGGAAACCTCGAACAAATCCAGCTTTTCAAGCAGCCAGACGCCCCGGTCCTTGTCCTCGGTGTGTTTTTTGATGCGATAACCGATGCTCAGACCGTCGATATCGCCCGCTTTCAGCAGTTCGTAGGCTTCCCGCCCCTGCTGCACGTTCATGTTCAGCCGCCCGCGCATCAGCAGGCCGTGATCGTCCTCTTTGGCGTCCAGCCACTTGCCAATGGGGCGGTGCGGGTCGTGCTGCCAGAACATTTTCGGCGTCGTGCCGCGCCGGGAATGTTCGGCCAAGCTGTCCTTGTAGGCGCCGGGCATGATAATATCGCCAACGCTGTCCGGTTCGCCGCCGAATGTGCTGCCATAGCCCTCAAATTCGCCGGTATTGTCGTCCATATCCTTGACTTCAAGGACGGGATCAAAGGCTTTCGTCAGCATTGGTTGCCTCCGTGATCGGCACGTTCTGCATCTGCATCCGCACCTCGTCGCCGCCAGCGACGGGCGGCAAGTTTTCCAGGCGCCGGACCTCGTTGATGGTCATGCCACCGATCTGCGTCATGGTCTGGTAGAACGACGCCCGCGCCGCACTGTCGCCGCGCAGCAGTCCCTCTAGGTTGAAGTCCACCGAAATACCGCGCGCCCGGTCCTCGGCGCTCAAAAGCTGCATCATCACCGCCTGCTCAATCCGCTTGAGTCGGCGGCGCAGGGTGAATTTCTGGAACATCAGAACTTGCTGCTCAACGCTAGTCGGCCATGCCGTTGCGCCCCCAGGGTGCCCGATCATCACCGGGGGCACGCCGAAGAAGCGGCAGATTTCTTCCACCGAGAAATTGCGCGTTTCCAGCATCTGCGCATCTTCGGGCGATATGCTCAGGGGGGTGATGGTCATCCCTCCCTCAGCAATGAATGGACGACCTGCATTGGTCGCGCCCATGTAATCCCGCTCGATGCCATCCTTGGCAATCTTGCGCTGCTCTGGCGACAGCCATTCGGTAAAGCTGACCGACATGGACGGCTTCATGCCGTTGCGGAACATGCCTGCCGCCGCGCGATCCGCCGCGATGGCCGAAGAAAACGCCTGCCGACCGAACGTCAGCACCGACATGCCCCCCAACGGATCCCCGCCAGGGCCGCGAATGTGCAGCACGTCCCGGTCCAGCCGGTCATACTGCCGCCCATCTTTCGACCAGCGATAGCGCAGCGGGCCGCTTTCCGTCCGTGTTACAGACATGGTGTCGGGCTTGACCGGGCGCAGCGCGATGATCTGGCCATCCCGGGTGCGCACAATGTCCGCATACGCGTTGCCGAACAAGTCAACGCTCATGCTCATGTAGTCCCAGAAATCAACCGCCGTCTGGTCGTAATTCGGGCTTTCGTGAAGCACCCGATACAGCGGGTGCGTTGCGTAGGCTTCCCGATACCCGTCGCGGCGCTCCCGATAGACCTGGAAGGGCAGGCTGGAAATCGTTCCGGAAATCAGGTTGGCGCAGGCCCAGACCGCCGACAAGGCCAGTGACGACCCCTCGGTGACGATCTCGCCCGCATCAGGGGCAGGGCCATACCAGCCGTCAGCATTGACAAGGCTAAGCGGCTTTACCGCGTCAGCCTTCGTTGACATACCCTTGATCCAGGAGAAAAGGCCCATTTACGCGGCCCCCAAGGAGGCGAAAAAGCTATTCATGTTCGCCTTCCTCGTCGCGTCATCATCGTATTCGGCCTCGGCCGTCCCGATAGCCATCGCCAAGGCCACAGCGCCGTCAATCCGGCCCGATGCTTTCGCCTTGTCCAGCTTTCGGTCCCCGGCAGGGTTGGTCGTCACCACAGCGTTCGCCATGCACATCGTCAGGACCGGGTGCCCACCGTGGGCGATGTTGCCCGTCAGGACGGCACTCTCAAGCGCCCGTAGTGCCGGGGACATGGACGCGAAGCCCTGCCCGAACTCTGCAAAGATCGCGTCGTCACCGTCCAGTTGTTCCGGTCGGAAACCCGCCTTCGCCAGCCAAGGCTTGAGGTTCTTGTAGTTCCAGCGGTCGAACGCAATCTTGCGCACGTCCATCCGCTGACAATCCGCGAACAACTGCGCGGCGACGTATTCATATTCGATGGTCCGACCCGGCGTGGTCAGCAGATGCCCTTGCTTGGCCCATACGTCATAAGGCACGCGGTCTGCCCGCGACTTCTCTGCCAACCCATCGGACGGCAGCCAGAACTTCGGTCGCGTCTGCCACACCCCGTCCAGCGGCGCGACATACACAAGCCCTGTCAAGTCGCTGACCGCCGAAAGGTCAAGGCCACCGTAAACCGGAAGACCATTAAACTCGGCAGGCGTGGCGTTGCAGGCTTCCCAGATCGTCCGCGTGATGAACGGGGCGAACATCTCGACACGCCGGTTCAGCACCAGATTTTCGTATTCCGGCTGGCGCGAAGGCATCCGCTTCGCGTCCTCCGACATTGCCATGACCTCTTTCTGGTTCATAAACACGTCGAAAGCCGGGTTTGCAGCGCGCAGCGCCTCAACCGAGAAAGGATCCAGCGACATATCCGCCGTCTGGAACCGTAGAACAACGCGCGGGTCCGCTCCCGTCTTGGCGTCATCAATCAGCGTGGACAGCAGGTCCGCATCTGTAGGGGCCTGCGTGCTGATGATGATTGACAGCGGCTGTTCCTGTGCTGCCGTAGCAGTCTCCAATGCCTCGTAAAGCGAGTCGCGCGGACCTTTCACCTGACCCAATTCATCATGGACAACCAGAACAGGCGACAGGCCGTAAGCTGTGGCAGCTTCGGCAGACAAGGCGCGGTACAGCGTGCCCAATTCACCGCAGAACAGTTGCTTGCCGCTGTCCCGTACCGTGATGACTGCGTTGAGGTCCGGCGACATGCGGACCATCTTGGCCGCAAGCGCGAACAGGATGGCTGCTTGGTCCCTCGACCTCGCTGCCGAAAACAGTTGCGAGTTATGTTTTGCCTCTGGCCCGGCCAGATGCAGAAGGAGGATCATCGCGCTTTCGGTGGTCTTCGCGTTCTTCCTGCCCCGGCTGATGATCGCGCGCCGCGTTCCGTGCGGGTTGTCGTAAATTGCCCGGAAGTCGTCCTTCATAAAGTCGGCCATCTTGAGCGGCTGGCCCACAAACTTGCCTTCGGGGATGCGGATGTATTTTTCGCACCACGCTATGTTGCGCTCGGCCCGCGTCAGTTGTCCCAAGGCTTCCCGCCCCCGGCGCTTGCCTGCTTCGCTGTCCCGCTGGCCTTGTCCGTATAGCTGGACTGCTGCGTCAGGCGCATCTTCGTCGCGCATGACAGCGCCGCCCGCGTCTGCGTTTCCTTCATCGTGCAAAGCTGCTTGTAGCGGGCAAAGCACTCGTCGTCCGTCATGGCCTTGCGGCGCACCTTCTCGATCATCAATTGCAGCGCCTCGCCCTCGGCGACGTGTTCGCAGAAAGCCTGGAGCAACGAAAGCGTTTCGTCGGTGAACCAGTCCGATGGCATCCGGTTAACCACCCGCCGCCACTCGTCCGTAGCGCGATCATTCAGCGACATCGGAGGCTCGGGGCGATCCCCCAGGCGAATGACCGGAGAAACGACCTCAATCTCGGCGGCGCTCTTTCGGCCCCGTTTTTGGGTCATGCTGGTTTACCTAAATTGTCGCGGTTTAGCAAAGTCGATT